GGCGGACCTCGCCGGGGCGAACCTCGCCGGGGCGAACCTCTCCTGGGCGAACCTCTCCCAGGCGGACCTCGCCGGGGCGAACCTCTCCTGGGCGGACCTCGCCGGGGCGAACCTCGCCGGGGCGAACCTCGCCGGGGCGAACCTCTCCTGGGCGAACCTTGATTTCTCATCCGGCCTGTCCTTCCGTTGCGGCTCGTTCAATTTCAAGGCCGACATAAGGCTTGCCGCGCAACTTGCCTATCATTTCTGCCGGATCGATTTCGGGGATTGCGAGGATGCGAAACAGGCGCAAACCGTGCTTAAAGACCTTGCGAACAAGTTTCACCGGATTGATGAATGCGGAAAGATCGAGTGAGGGGAGGGGAGCCATGACGAACCGTTACCGTTTACAGAGGGACATCACCGAGGAGAGGGCCGCCGAGATTCGCAGGGCGACGGCCCATGTGAGGCATAAGGCCGAAGCCCGGAAGTCCCGCAGGATCTTCCTTTACGGAACGGCCGGCCTTGTCGCGGCCGCCGCGCTTGTCATCGTCTCGAGAGTGGCGGGGTGGCTGTGATGGGTAGCCTCGAACGCTGCGAGCATTGCCATGGAGCCATGATCCCGGACTATGACCTCCTGGAATCGGGAGAAATCATCCGGGTCACGAAATGCGTCAACTGCGGGAGAAGGCCGATCCCTCCCCCTCTCGTTACCGAACCGTCCCGGGACTTGACTCACTACTCACAGAAAGAGCCCTCTTACATGGTCAACGGGGAGTATTCGGAAAATACCCGGCTCGGCATCTGCTCCAACTGTCACCGGGAGATCCCCCTTGTCGCGAATCATCGGTGCAAATTCTGCGAGAACCGGAAGGACAACCTGGAGGAAGCGGCCCGGATCGTGGAGGCATGGATCGAGGCCGGGAAGCCGGTACACCTGGGGGCGTTCGCGAAGTGGCGGTGGAGGAAACCCGTGGAGGGTGCCGGGAATGAAGTGCGGACACTGCGGTGCGGTTGAACCGAACGTCTATCGCTCGGACCTGTACCATCCGGACTTCGGGTTCGTCCGGGAGTGGTCCTGCATGAAGTGCGGGTCAAGAGACATCCAGAGGGAGGAGAAGGATATGGCAAAGAAAGGGACGTGCGAGAACTGCGGGAGGCCGAACATGGCTCTTTTCAAGGCCACCGGCACGGACGAAATGTTCTGCGCTACCTGTCGGAACGTGACAACGGTTTATTCCCCCGGCCCGGGTCGGGACAAGGCCCTCGCGGAAACGAAGGAACGATTGAACCGCAAGCTCACCCTGGGGGCGGGGAACCCCCCTCCGTCCTCGCCCCCTCCTCCTGCCTCCGAGGAGTTGGCGAAATCGCGCGAACCGTTTTTGGGAATCGTTTTCTCCACGGATCGGGACAAGGCGCTTTACGGTGCCATCCTCGAAAGTGCGGAATTGGCCCGAAATGAGAACGTGGCGAACCACGTCCTTCACCTTCTCGAAAAGGCTTTGTCCGTCAGCGCATGACCTCCCTCCTTCCATCAGGCTTCGTCCGGTGTGCCGCCTTGAGGAAACACCGGATTTAAAAAGATGAAGGGAACCTGGCGTTATAACCTTTCCGTCCTGATCTACCGCCTCTTTTGGGCCGTCGTTATCGGCCTGATCTTCGGGGCGGTGATCGGGGTGGGAAAAATCATAGGGGGGTGAAGTGGCAGAACTGACCATCACTCGGGACAGGGAAGAACTGGAACGGTTGGAGGGGATCATCGAGAAGAACCTTCAATCCTTCTATGAAGTGGGCCGTGCGCTCATGGAGATTCGGGACAAGGGGTATTACCGGGACGTCCTCGGGTTCGATACCTTCGAGGCATACTGTAAGGCGAAGTGGGACATGAGCCTCCGCCATTGCGAAAGACTCATGGCCTCGGCGAAGGTTATCGATGTGACCCGACCAATTGGTCGCCTCCCGATGACGGAATCTCAGGCTCGACCCCTGGCAGAGCTCAGGCACAATCCTGAAGTTCAGCGTGAAGCATGGCAGAGGGCCGTCGAGACCGCCCCGGAAGGCAAGGTCACGGCGGCCCATGTCCAGAAGGTTGTCAAAGCATATCAGTTGAAGGGGGGTGGCGATCCGGGAAGTGGAAACGGATTGGATCAATCGGGCGGGGCCGCAGTTGAACCCACAGAAGAGACCATTGGATTGGTCAAATTGAAGGTTGCATGGAGAGCGGCGAAGAAAGACGAAAAACGTGAATTTTTGCAATGGGTGGACCAGAGGAGAAAGATCGATGGAATATAAAAAAGTCAACATCACGCCGAAGCTGGCGGAAGAATGGTTGAAAAGAAACACCTGCAATCGCCCCCTTTCTACGGCAAAGGTCATTGATTATGCCGTAGAGATGGCAGAGGGCCGATGGGGAGAAGAAAGCCACCAGGGGATCAGCTTCGCAGAAGACGGCTCCCTGGTGGACGGACAGCACCGGCTTGCGGCAATAGCCTTGGCAGAGGTAACGCTTTGCCTGTGGGTAGCGACAAATCAACCGATCAGGCAGAGGGAGATTTACACCAGAGACGTCATCGACCGCGGACCCGCCAGGACGCCGGGGGACGTTCTCTCCCTCGAACGACACATCCAAAACAGCAAAGATGTATCGGCTATCACGCATCAGATATTCCGTATTCTGCATATCGGGCAAACCGGCCCGAACAAAGTAAGCGTTCCGGTGCAGGCGTACATTTACGATATCTATAAGCGGGAAATTGATACTGTAATCGGCCTCGCTAAGGGCATCAAGGGTCTGCGGAACGGACAAATATTGGCCTGCTTTGCGTTTGCCGCCAAAGACCATTTCGATGAGGCGATCATTTTCGAAGAGGCGTTCTGGGACGGCGCGAACCTTGGAAGCGGATCTCCCATACTGGCCTTTCGTGATTTCGTAATGGGATCCCGCGGCGAGAGGGCATCGACAATACACCCGCAAGTTCTTTTCAGGGCCTGCCTTTACTGTCTCTATTGCCACATCAAAGGGAAGCCCGTGTCAAGGATGACAATCAACAACCTTGGCGCAAATTACTTCCTGAAAAAACAGGCCGACAATCTCGCCAGAATCCAGAATTATCTGGGGTCTCGGGGCGAGGTGTCAAGGGCGACGAAGGTCGAATTGAGAAAAAAGATTGCGGAAAGAAGGCCCGCGTGGTGCCCGAGGGCTTGAGGTGCGATATCTCACATCGGGGGGTGAAGCCATGACTTACTTGCCGAATCCGTTCTTTCCTCACAAGCAATGTTACCGGGTGTACGAGGCCCTTCTGTGTGGACCCGTCACGAACAGGGAGCTTCACAGGATGGGGCCGCTCAACGTAAACGCCCGGATCTCTGACATCAGGAAAAGGATTCAGCCGCACGGCTCGGACGTCTTGAGCGAGAGGCATCACGACGGAATCTGGGCGTACAGGCTGAAGCCGTTGCCCGAAAAGAAGGAACCGAAGCCCCCCGGATTCTGGGCGAAGGTCGGGGGGTGGTTCGGGATTGGGAGGACATGAAAATGCACCCTGGATATGCCTTGATGCACAACACCCTGGAAGAGGTGAAGGCGATCATCACAGATGATACACTCAATGATCCCGCCTTCAAGATCCACCTGGCGAAGTGCGCCCTCGATACCTACGAAAATGAAAGAAAGAAAATGAACATCACGGAGGACGTTCACAATGACCCCCGTGACTGACCGCTCCACGGAAACCCTGAGGCTCGACAAGGCCCGGCTTGAGAACGCCCTTACGCAGATCGACATGGCGGACAGGCGGACCCCGGAGGAAGTCAAGAGGGAAAGAGTCCTGACGGCGGAATGGAAGGCGGTCGTGGGGGAGTTGAGGAGGAGAGGGGAATCATGATCATTGAATCCGAATACAAGGGTTATCCGGTCATCAAGATCGAGTGCGGCAAGGACCGGGACGGGGAGCCTGTTTATCTCATCCTCGGGACGAAGAAGGCTAAGGCGGTCGTGGAGAACTTCGACGCCATCAACGCCTGGGTGGACAAGAACGCGAAGGGACCGTGGAAGAAGTGAAGATCCGGGGAACCTGTTCGCAATGTCGCAAGTATGGAACCTCATCGTGTCCAGGGTTCAGGTATGACGGGGTAAGGCCGGGGCCGGGAGACTGGTGCAGGGGATGGAAAGAAAGGAAGGGAGGAAAAAAGTGAACGAAGAATTGATCACGAATGAACTTGCAAGATTCAATCTTTCAGATGCCGCCATCGGGAAGTTGCGGACGGACTACATGGCCCTGACCGTGGCCGGGGTAGATGACCGGGCCGGATGCCAGAGGGTTCACGATGCGCGCATGGACATTGTTCGGCGCCGTACATCGATCGAGAAGACCCGGAAAGACCTCAAGGCCGATTCTCTCGAATATGGCAGAAGGGTTGACGCCGAAGCGAAGAGGCTCATTGCCCTCCTCGCGCCCATCGAGGAACATCTGGGATCCCAAGAAAAAATCGTGCTGGATGAAATTACCCGACGGAGAGAGGAGGCGGCGCGCAGGGAGGCCGAAAGGATTCAGGCAAGGGTGAATCGCCTCTTTGATTTCGGTGCTCGTTTCGACGGTCAAAATTATTCGGCAATGGGTCTTTCGATTGCGGCCGGCACCCTCAAGTCCTGTACGGACGAACAGTTCAATCAGTTCTGTGGAGAGATCCAGGTGAAGGTTGATGAGGAAAAGGCACGGGCCGAGGCCGAAGAGGCCGCCCGGAAGGCCGAGGCCGAGCGTCTGGCGAAGATCGCAGCCGAGCAGGAAGCGGAACGGAAGCGGCTTGCCGAGCAGAAGGCCGAACAGGAAAGGGTGGAACGGGAGGCCCGGGAGGAACGTCAGCGCGAAGAAGGCCGTCTCCGGGCCGAAAGGGAGGCGATAGAAGCCGAAAAGAAAAGGCTTGCACAGGTCGAGGCTGACCGACTGAAGGCCATCGAGGATGAAAAGCGGAGGGTTGAAGAGGAGAAGCGCCGGGCCGCCGAACTGGAGCAAGCGAAGGCCGAGGCCGCCGAGAAGGCCAGACGGGAAGAGGCGGAACGGATCGAGCGCGAAGCCAAGGCGAAGGCCGAACGGGAAGAAAAGGAACGGATCGCCAGGGAAAGGAAAGAGGCCAGAAGGCCGGACCGCGAAAAGTTGCTTGCCTTCGCCGACATGCTGACGAACATCGAATACCCGAAGATGAAAACCGCCGACGGCGAGGCCGTGCTTCTCATCGTGAAATCCGACCTTGCGGCTGTGATTAAGTCCATGAGGGCAAAGGCAGAGGCGTTGTAAAAAAGGAGAATTGATCATGGAAAACGCGGCATGGCTTGAGGAAAGACGAAAGGGAATCGGCGGCTCGGACGTAGCCGCCATCATGGGCCTGAATCCCTGGAAAACTCCTTTCCGCGTCTATCAGGAGAAGCGGAGGGAGGTCGAGGACTGGAAAGGGAACGAGGCCACGGACTGGGGCAAGCGCATGGAACCGGCGATCCGCCAATGGTATTCCGATCAGACCGGGCGTCCCGTGCGCCTCCCCGACAAGATCATTTTCAGCACGGATCATCCCTTTATGTTGGGCGACCTCGACGGATTCACGGACGACAAGCGGATCGTGGAGATCAAGACGGCCCGCTCCGGGAGGGGGTGGGGCGAACCGGGAACCAATCAGGTTCCGGACTACTATCTCCTCCAGGTCCAGCACTACATGATCATCACCGGCTATCCGATCACGGACATTCCCGTGTCCATCGCCGGGGGAAGCCCGGAGCTTTATGTCGTGGAGGCCGATCCCGAACTTCAGGAAATCATCATCGATGCCTGCTGGAAATTCTGGGAGAGGGTGCAGGCGGGAATTCCCCCGGACCCCATGAACTACGCGGATGCGGTCCAGAGATACGGACAAAGCGCCGCGGCGGGGGTGGTGAAGGCCCCGGGAATCCTGATCCAAACCATTCAGGAATTGAAACACGTTCAGAAACGAATGGAGGAGCTTAAGGCGGTCGAGGAAAGGCACAAGGGGGACGTCATCTCCTTCCTCGGCGACCTGGGGGACACCCTCGTGGATGCGGACGGGACGGTCCTTGCCACCTACAAGCTCGCCGCCGGCCGGAAGACCCTGGACCAGAAGGCGTTGCAGAAAGAGTATCCCGAGATTTACCAGAATTACATCAGGGCCGCGGAGCCGTCTCGCCGGTTCCTTTTGAAGTAAAGGGAGGACAGTAAATCATGGAACAGAAAACCGTTTATGAGGGAGCGCCCATAGTCACCCTGCCGAAAGGCCAGGCGCTTGTCGAGGTCGAACAGCAAAGAGCAATGGCGGAAGTACAGAGCGCCATCGTCCTGGCAAAGAAATTCCCCCGGGATGTCATTCAGAGCATGGATCGGATCGCCGTCGCCTGTCAGCGCCCGGGCCTCGCGGAACAGGCCCTTTACTCCTATGCCCGGGGCGGTACGGAAATCACCGGCCCCTCCATCCGGCTTGCCGAAGCCATCGCCCAGAACTGGTGCAACATTCAATTCGGCATCAAGGAACTGGAGCAGAGGGACGGGGAAAGCACGGTCGAGGCGTTTGCCTGGGACATGGAATCGAATGTCCGCCAGACCAAGACCTTTCAGATCAAGCATATCCGGCACACGAAGAAGGGAGCCTATCGTCTGGAGGATCCCCGGGACATTTACGAAATGGTGGCCAACCAGGGAGCGCGGCGGCTTCGGGCCTGCATCCTCGGGGTCATCCCCGGGGACATCATCGATTCGGCGGTGGCGCAATGCGAGGTCACCCTGAAAGCCAAGGCCGACACTTCGGAGGCCGCTCTGAAAAAGCTGTCCGATGCGTTCTCGAACTACGGCGTGACGAAGGACCAGATCGAAAAAAGGATTCAGCGGCGCCTCGACACGATCACCCCCGCCCAGTTGATCCAGCTTCGGAAGATTTACAACTCCCTGAAAGACGGGATGAGCGGGGTCGCCGACTGGTTCGAGGTTTCCCCAGGGGAAAACGGGGAGCCGAAATCCGGGACGGAAGAGCTGAAAAAGAAGTTGAAGGGGCAGAAAAAACAAGACGACATCGGCTCCTTCGATTCCGAGAAAGCCTGTCCCGATCAGATGAAACAGGTTTCGGTGTCGGAATGTGAAGTGTGCGGAAAGCGTCAGGGCTGTCCCGCCTGGCCGGCGTGAGGCCCGTTTCGAGGAGGGTTTAGGATGGGGCGGCGGGTGCCGCCACAGAAAGGAGAGGGAGATATGATCGGAATCGAAGAAAAGATCATCGACGCAATCACGGACGGCGCACGGGATAACCTCAATATCCACATGCCGACGATCCTGGAGGTTTATGCTCGGGAGGGCGAGGTTTCCGTTTCCATGAAAGCGAAAATGAAGCCCGGCAAGAACGGGAACATGCAGATCCTTTCTGGGATCGAATTCGTGGAAAGCAAGGTCAAGGATGAAAACCTCCGGGTCGTTGAGACAAAACAACTCGGCCTCTTCTCCGACGAGCCGAAGCGGTATCCGGCGGGGGGATGAAGATGGTTAAGGTTTACATAGCCTCTCCGTACACAAAGGGCGACATTGCCGTAAACGTGAAAATCCAGATGGATACCGCAAACGAACTCATGAACGCCGGGATATGTTCTTATGTTCCCCTTTTAAATCACTTCCTTCATATGGCTCATCCGAGGCCCGCCGAGGACTGGTACGCCATGGATAAAGAATGGCTTGTCGTCTGTGATGCTGTCTTGAGGCTTCCGGGTGAGTCGGAAGGGGCCGATGCGGAGATGGTTCTCGCCCAAAGGTCAGGAATCCCCGTTTATTATTCGATTCAGGAAGTCGTGAGGGCTTACGGAAGATGAATTACAAAGATTTTCTGGACAGAAAGATGCATCTTGCCGAAGGCGGCGGATTTGCGCCCGTATTTATGCCGGACTATCTCTTCGATTTCCAGAAAGAGCTTGTCGAATGGGCAGTTGTGCGTGGCAGGGGGGCCATTTTTGCGGATTGTGGGCTCGGAAAAACCCCGATGCAGCTTGTATGGGCCGAGAACATTATTCAAAAAACAGGCGGCAATGTTCTCATCGTGACCCCCTTGGCCGTATCTTCGCAGACATCGAGGGAGGCCGATAAATTCGGGATATCCTGTAAACGGTCATACGATGGGGCTATTCATCCCGGGATCACCGTCACCAATTACGAAAAACTTCATTATTTCAGCCCCAATGATTTCGTCGGCATGGTCTGTGACGAATCGAGTATCCTGAAAAACTTTTCCGGCGCCCGAAAGAGGGAGATCACCGAGTTCATGAAGAAGCTGCCCTATCGCCTACTTTGCACGGCGACGGCGGCCCCGAATGATTACATCGAACTCGGGACAAGCTCGGAGGCCCTGGGTGTCATGGGCTACATGGATATGCTGAATTACTTTTTCAAGAATGACAACAATACAAGCGACCTCCGAAAAAGCTCTCACCATGGCGGAGGGGTGGCAAAATGGCGATTCAAGAAACACGCCGAGGCCCCTTTTTGGAAGTGGGTATGCTCCTGGGCTCGGGCTGTCAGGAAGCCGTCTGACCTCGGATATGATGACGATGGCTTTATTCTCCCCCCCATCATCGAACAAGAAACCGTTGTCAACTGTTCCCGCCCCACGAACGGGAAACTATTTGTCATGCCCGCCGTTGGTCTGAAAGAACAGCGGGAAGAAAGGCGCATGACAATAAAGGAGCGCTGTGAAATTGCGGCCGAAAAGGTAAGCGGGGATTCCGTGGCCGTTGTCTGGTGTCACCTGAACGATGAGGGCGATCTACTGGAAAAGATCATTCCAGATGCGGTCCAGGTGAAGGGGTCGATGTCCGACGAAAAGAAAGAGGAGGCCCTTCTTTCTTTTGCCGATGGGGGGATCCGGGTCTTGGTGACGAAACCGAAGATCGGATGTTTCGGGCTTAACTGGCAGCATTGCTCTCACATGACCTTCTTCCCCTCCCACAGCTATGAACAATACTACCAGGCGGTGCGGCGGTGTTGGCGATTCGGCCAGAAAAACCCCGTGACCGTCGATGTCATTGCTTCGGAAGGGGAAATAGGGGTTCTTAAAAACCTCCAACGGAAAGCGGCGGCTGCAGACAAGATGTTCGAAACGCTTGTGGGGTTTATGAATGAATCGCTGTCCCTGGACCGGACGGTTTACGAAAGAAACGTGGAGGTGCCAGCGTGGTTATAGACCAGAAAATCACCGACAGATACGCTATTTACAATGGCGACTGCATAGAGGTCATGGCCTCACTAAAGAAAGAATCCGTCCACCTTTCAATATATTCG